GGCGACACAGTTATGATTTACAAGGAAAAGTTCAAGACTTCGGTATGTTACCGTTCATCGCTCCCTTTGGACAAAAAGAGAATCAGTTATTTTCAATGATGGGCCAAGGTGGTAAGTCCATTCGCACCAATATCAAAGGTGACCCAATGGATGCCCAAACAAACCTCAATCCACATAACATCGTCATGTCATCGGGAATTAGAGGAACGGGTGGAGGTAACGCTCAGTATGCAAGGCATGCGGCAACGGTAGATTCTGCATTCAACAACATCGTTCATGATGATTATAACAATGCCCGAAAGACAGGAGATGCTGAAACTGCTGACAAAAGACACAAAGCCTTGCAAGGTCAAAACCATCTCCGTGTCAGTCATCCATTTATGGCAATAGGTGGTGCTCTTAGCGACGAGCGTATGATGGCACATGGTGCTCACAGTTATCACACCGTAGGTCCTATGTTGGGAATGGCGCACGCTCCTATGGATGCACCTCATGATGTTCATTCCTTGACTGACAAAAGACTAAGGCCAACACTGGCAAATCACGAAGAGGATTTAGCGGCGTTAAGAACGAAGCCTCATCAGTTTGAGCAGGCTGACTTGGATGAAGAGTTGGAACAGATAGAGCGAGATTATGAATCACAGATGGCTAATGCTGAAAAACTGACTGACAAAGAACTTGGTGAAATCGTTGATTTTCAAACCCTCCGTGACAACATGAGTGTTGATGATAAAAAACAACTCATAGCGGACGAATACGAAAGAAGAATGGAGAGAGCAAAAGAGGAACATAGGCTAAGAGCGCATGTTCCTTCTACTTTTAGGCAAATGAGAGTTCCTGCAAGATACAACCCAAGCGGCTCAGTTTCCGGAGTGTTAAGTCGACAGCCTCTTTCGGAGGCAACGCCGGAATATGAACAAGCACTTGCTGAGATGAGTCTACTTGAAGAAAGCCTTCAATTGCGACAAGAAATAAATGACAAGAAAGGAGCGCAAGAGATAAAGGACAGGATAGCGGATAAGAACAAGGAACTCGATGACCTTGAATCTCAACTTGAAACGACTGGTAAAGGCGGTTTTCGTTTTTCTCGGCCCGGACAAGACTCAATACTTGAAGACAGACTTCGTGCTGATACAGGTGCAATCAGCCAATCGGGAGCGCACTTACAGCGTAAAATGATTCAAGAAGACCCTGCACTTTACAATCATATTTTTAATCCCGACCTCGACCATGAAACCGTCGAAGCAAACATGAGAATGTTCGCTATGATGGCAAACGATTATCTCAACACAGTTCCTCATGAACAACACGGTATACATACAAAGGCCAGCCACCAGTATACAGAAGACGGGCACCAAGGTCAAGTTGACATTGGCACAGGTGCAAAGAATGCTTTGAGTGGGCATCCAAACAAAGCAGGTATACAGGCTTTGCAAGACAGAGATGGCTTTATTGAAAGTCTTGGACTTGACCCGAATAACGAGTATCATAGAAAGACCGCTTTAGATTATATTGAGAATAACATTATACCTCAACTCCTACAAGACCCCACATACTCTCCGTCTGTCATGACAATGAAGCAGTATGTTGAGCAACTTCATCCCGACCTCGATATAGACAAGGCTCTTGAGTCTCTTAAGTTAAGAAAAGGAGCGAGAGATACTGACTTCTTGAAAACGATTAACGGTCTTTACAACAACATAGGTCATGCTTCGGCAAAAGAAAGAAACTCTCAACTTGGTATTCATCACCACCTTGCTTACAACAGCGACCCTCGTCGACAGCGAAAGACAGACAAGAACGGGGAGACCATACATGAAACAAGGCCATCAAAAAGCACTGGTGGTAGTATGCATAAGGCTGAAAATGATTACTGGAATGTTATGCAGAAACTTAATTCGATAATGACAGACTTACCAAATGTTGAACCGCCTCAACAAGTGTCGCAAAAAGTGCATGGGATAACAGGTGTGCCTGTCGACCAGTTCGGTCCGGATGCTCATTCTGTTCACAGTATTTACAACTCAACTGGTTTCCGACATGAGTTTGGAGATTCTTTCAGTCCCAACTTTACATACAGAATATCAAGAAACGGCAATGTCAACATCACGCCTGCCGACCCTCAAAAGAACAAGACAAGACTTATTCAGCCGTTGGCTAAGTTTTGGCATGCTTTGAGTTTGCCTCAATCATGGATGGACATGCGCTTTCGACCCGAACACCAAAGTAATAGAGAGAGGCTCAATAGGATTGATAGAATGGGTCCACAGTTCAAGCCAAACTCAATCGGTCTTGTTCGCAATACCGACAAGTTGTCGCCTACTAAGTCACATGACAACTTAGCCAACCTTACCAATCCGGATATAATCCGTAAGGAGTTGGGGCCGAAAGTTCCCCTCCTTCAACCAATGCATCGCATTTTTGAAATTGATGACCTCAAAGAGTTAAGAGGATTCAGCGGAGATTGGATAGTATGTCATATGCCGGAGGGTGAAAGAGGCTTTGTCAAGAAAGAGGATGACGAAGTAACTTCTTCATTTACGCTTAGTGACGAAGACGAGAAGAACTTCAAGCAAGTAACAGACGAGGACTTTCACGCTGATGTTATTAAATTAGAAGACGGCTACTACATTTTCGATGTGATAGAGTTTGCTGAGAAAGAAGTCCACAGTGTCGTTCTTTCCGACAGAATCAAAATACTGCGAGGAGGTATGGAGGGCGTTGAGAACATACATGTTCCCAGTGCCAGCGATACGAGACTGACTGACGATGAAGGGCTGAAAGGCATAGTTGAGAATCTAAATGAAGAATATGAAGACCTCCTTCTTAGAGATGCAAAGTCTGTTTACATGGCTGGTGAACTGCGTCATCCTAAATGGGTCCTCCTCAAGCCCGGTAACGATGTTGTTTTGAGAGTGCTTGAAAGAAGAGGCAGTAACCCTTACACTTACAGGCTGGGAACTGGTCCTATTACAAGAGATGAGAGAATAGGTGACAGAGCAGTAGAGTCTCAAGGTGAAACCTACATGGATGTAGGTGTAGTGTTTAACAGTCCGGAGAAGTTCAACGAGGGAGACCATGTAAAGGTCAATGCCGCTAATGTGAGTGAAGTTGAATCCGCTGACGGAGATAGTGTATTCACATTGACAGCCTCTAAAATTATCGAAGAAGCAGAAGGCGAAGGACTTGTCAGTAGAGAAACACTTGGTATGCTTGCCAAGTCAAATGATGTGCAGTGGTTATGTGAAGTCCAAAGAGCGAAGTCGGGCATCCGTGTATCTATGCCGCAAGGTGATGTGCTTTACAAGTGCACTCAATCCGGACAACACTGGATGGTTCATTCTCCTTTAGCCAAGAGCGATTATGTCATTCGCCTTGCTGAAAGTCAGCGTTCCTATTGGTCTCCTGTAGCAGGTGCCCTCCTCAAAGCAGACTTACAAATTACTGAAAAAGAAGAAGTCAATGAAACACAGGGTGAAGCGGAGCCTTTGATTGAGCCTAAGAAAGTGCAAGACTCGGATTGGTGGAAAGAAACTGAAAAGAAGAAAGTCCTTGTCAAAGGCTTACAGTTTATTGACAAGTTCCTCAAAAGTAGCATAGGTGCAGTCGGTGCGGCAAATGCAGGTGCTAAAGGATTAGGCTTTGATTACGCCACTCCCATAGAATCTCCCATGGGTCCGACAAATCTCAACGATGAGAAAACTATGCCGGACTTTGACAACAGAAAGCGACCCGGAGAAGACTCCGATATTGAACCCAAAACGGATGACGAAGAGCCTGCTAAGCGCAGGACTATACCTACCAAAGAAGGGGTATTAGAGATTGATTCGGATAAGGCTGTGTTTCATACTTGATTAAATAGTATGACAAGTGTGTAGAGGTCAATGGCTTCCGCTCTTACCCTGCGAACATCCCCTGTCGAGCACAGTGGGAACATCAGCATTGTTAAGTCGGACAACGACCTTGTTATCGCTGGCTATGCGTCAGTTGAAATGGTCGACAAACAAGGTGACCTTATTACACGAGGCGCACTAAAGGATGCTTTTGATGGATTCATGAAAGCAGACGGTCTCCGTAATGTGCAACTTGCACACTCCAATATACAAGTTGGAGAAGTCATTAACAATTACACGGACAACGATGGCCGTGTTTGGAAATCCGGAGTTGACGACGCAGGTATGTTTGTTGTCATCCGACTCCGAGATGACATCGAAAAGGCTCGTGAAGTAGCCAATGAGATTCGCAAAGGAGCCCTTAGAGGTTTCAGTATTGGAGGACAAGCATTCAAGAGAATGCGTAAGAGTGATAATAGCCACGGCGATTACACTGAATCTCCAAACTGGAACTGCATGAGGTTACCATTTGCGAGAAAGGTATTAACCCGGAGGCGACATTCCGTATATTGAAGGAGGACACAAACATGAACGATGATAATGTATTAGGAGAACTCTCCACAGTGCTTGACAGATTGAACGGACGACTTGATGTTATGGAGAAAGAAATGCCTCCCGGCCTCAAGGAACACATGAACGACAAGAAAGACGAAGGCGAAGATAAGCCTAAAGAAGAAAAAGACGAAGGTGAGAAAATGGCCGACAAAGACGCAAAAGAAGGAATGTATGCAAAGAGTGAATACAGCGATGTAATCACTACTGATTATTTGAACTGGATGGAAAACACCTTGAAATCTCAAGGTGTTGACATCGACGGTGCACGCAACCACTTTGACGACATCAGCAAAGCAAACCTCGGCTCTACTCCGGAACAAATCGGAGACGGTGCAGATTACTTCGCCGGTCAAGTCAAAGGTCGTGCTCAAGAAGGCGGAAACCCGTCAACTGGAGCAATCGGTAAACTCAACAGTGGCAGTGGAAAGGCAGTCGCAAAAG